CCACGTGCATCAGCTACCTTGGGGATGCGGTTGGCACTGGTTTCACAATGCAGTTCGTTGTCCAGAATCAACACGCTGCCACGTTCACACGGGAACGTATCCAGCCAGTCACGTCCTGTTGATACTGCCAGAGCAAGATCGGTTGCCAACCAGCTCTTACCCATCTTCGGGGCAGAGATCAGGTTCATGGTCTCACCTTCACGAAGCAAGCCATGAATGATCGGTTTGCGGAGTTTGGGGTGCTTGGCCATCAGTTGCCGCACAGTCAGCGGCACGAGCGACAGTGGTAGCGTTGCAGGTATGGTCGGAGTCGGCATCGTGTTGGGGGCAGGTGAACCATAGCCCTGGGCACGCAAGGCTGATGCGGCACGCGCGAAATCGCCACCGTGTTCCAACAAGGTGTACACCGAGAATGGCGAATAGGCTTTACGTGATTCAAACGGGTGAGCATTGACGGTGAACACATAGAATGCACCATCCTTGAGTGTGGCAGACCAGCCTGAGTTCTTACCCGGACGGCGCCAGTATTCATTGCCATCGTTGCCATTGCGGACGTGTACCCAACCGTGCTGCTTGAGGATATCTCTAGGATCAGCTTCGCTATTGAACGCATCACCGGGTCTTATAGAACCGTCATAGTTTGCCCGTGAATTGGGTGGTGGTCCGTTGATTACCGGTGGGATGTACTCATTGAGTTCCCATGCCGCTTGCAGCAGGATTTCACGTTCGGACTCAGTGAGTGCAGGTAGATCACAGAGATCGCCTTGGATCAGTTCGTAACCCGGAGTCGGGTCACACAGGAACAAACCACCTTCGCCACGGGTCTCAATGAGGGTGATGACTTTCTGAGTCTGACTGTCCTGACGCTGGGCGAGTTTGAGATTGCCACTGACGGGTGACTGGCAACGGTAGATGACGTGTTCGCCACTGGATGGAGTCGATTCGACAACCAGGTGATCGCGCAGATCAGGCGGGATGCGTTCAAACCATGCAGAGAACAACTCACCGTTGGCATCAAAGTCGATGACTTCCAGATTGCCAGAGTTTTTGCCACAGACAATGCAAAGACCATCGTGCTTGCTTGAGGGATTGCCGAACCAGGTCTCAACCTGCTCAAGCGTAGGAGATTGATCCTGGTAGGCTTTCCACGAAGGGATCGCAGGCCGCTTCTGGACCTTGATCGCGGGTAGCACGGTCAGGCCAGCGTGTTGATATGCAATGGCTCGTTCACGAATCGTCATGGTTTGGACTGCCTGCTCCATCAAAACGGGATGTCATCATCTGCCGGGACATACGCGGGAAAGTTGTCATCTGCGTCACCAATGATTCCCCAGTCGTCATCGGTATCCGGTTTAGGACCAAGGTCGTAATGCACGATCCGATCAAACTTCTCACCGGCAACGGAACGCACCTTGATGGATCGGAGCATGGCCAGTTGATCGCGTTCAGCCAACTCCACGGCTTCTTCAACATTGCATGGACATGGCAGGTTGCTTCGACTCGCCCACCATTGCTCGGCTTTGCGGCGGGCAAAACTGTCATGGGGATGTTCCAGACAAATCCATTCGGATTTCTGTTGATGGAATCCAACTTCGTAATCCACACGCATGGATCGCGGTGCATCAGCGGGTGCATTGCGTTTGATGTGAATGCTGTAATAGACCCGACGGACTTCGTATTCGTCGATACTGACCTGGCCGGTGAGGATACCAGTGGAGTCAGATTCTGCTTCATGCATGCGGCGTTCGGGCGGTGGGAACGTGTGTCCACATTCCGGGCAGGTTGCGTAGCCGGTTGCGATCAATGCCATGCAGGATGGACATTCCTTGGCGGGTGCAATGCCTGTGCCTTTGCTGGCAGGAGTATTGATACGGATCGCATCGACCGGGCCGTGACGCAGCACGTTGCCACCAAAGTCCAACACCAAACAGTCAGTTTTGCCTTCGCATATCCGAAAGCCACGACCCACCATCTGGTAGTACAACCCCGGCGACATCGTCGGACGCAGCAGGGCCACGCAATCGACATTGGGCGCATCAAAGCCGGTGGTAAGAACGTTGACATTGACCAGGTAGGACAAGTCGCCATCACGGAATCGTTGGATGAGTTGATCGCGGTATAGCGTGGGAGTCTGGCCATCAATGAAACCACACTCTTTGCCGGAGACTTGCTCAAGCAGTTTGGTCACGTGCATGCCATGGTCCACGCCTGATGCAAACACCAGACAGGACTTTCGCTCGGTGGTTTTCATCGCCTCGACAATCTCGCGGCATGCTGCATGCACCAGTGAGTCCTGGTCCATGAGTGTTTCCACCTCATCAGCCACAAACTCACCTGCACGGACGTGTAACTGCTGGAAATCAGGTTTGAATCGACCTGCTTTGGATTTGAGCGGCGAGAGAAACCCATCACGGATCAACTCGCGCACGCCGATCTCAAAGCAGATGCTGTTGAGAATCCCATCGGGTGGTGGTACGCAGATCGGCCCCGATGACATCCGAAATGGCGTGGCAGTCAATCCGATCACACGCAATGCGGGGTTGATCTGCCGCATGTCGGTGAGTAATCGCCGGTACATCCCATCGCCATCGACAATGGGGATCATGTGTGCTTCGTCAACGATCACCAGATCGAAATGCCCCAGTTGATCTGCCTTCTGGTAGACCGACTGAATCCCCGCGATGATGACCGGGTGCGACGTGTCACGACGTTTGAGTCCCGCAGAATAAATGCCCACGTGAATATCCGGGCAGACCTGGTCGAGTTTGTCCTTGGCCTGTTCAAGCAGTTCCTTGACATGGGCCAGGATCAAGACTCGACCATTCCAACGTGTGACCGCATCCGAACAGATGCGAGCGATTACGGGTGTTTTACCACCACCGGTGGGGATCACCACGCAGGGGTTGTCATCCCGCATGCGGAGATGTTCATAGACCGCGTCGACTGCCTGTGTCTGGTACGGCCGCAGAGTCATGGGCAGGCGTTGGGATTGTGCCTGGGTAAACAGGGTCACAGAACCTCCTCGGGAAGTCCCATGCCTTGGAGCACCAATTTGCGATGCCCGTGTTGGCGCAGTGCCTGCGAACCAGCCTTACGCAATTCCTGTTCAGCCTGATTGAACACAGCCATCGCATGTTCATCGCTCATGTTTTTCTGCCAAGTGCTGGGATGACCTTCAAACCAATCCGCAACCGCACAGTAACGCAAGGCAGCACAGATCAGTTCGGTCTGAATGGCATTTTGTTTCTTAATAGATTGAGTCATTGTTTCTCCGTAATCCGCACGTGAACTTTGCCTGTTTTGGGAATGACCTGAGCTTTTTCGACCAGCAGCCAAACGATCTGACTGTCGTCATGGAACGCTCCGCCATGCTCCAACGCATCGCCGATGGCTTTGAGCAGGTTGTCCAGATCACGTCGACGACGATCCGGCGGGAAAACCTCAATATGCACAGCCAATGGCCCGGACATGGGCTGAACCTGCAAAGATTGGAGAATGCCCCGAACCGCGTCGCGGAAACGCAGACCATTGCGGCTGATCACGGTGCGGCCACGAAAGTGACGCCAGTAGTGATTGACAGAAGGTGGGTATGGCAAATCCAGTTCAAGCATGATTGCCCTGTAAATGCAGGTTCAAAACAAGCCTCCCGGCAGTCAGAACAACTGCCGGGAGGTCAAGAGATGTGGATGAAGCAATCAACGTTTCCAGGGAGGCGTGGTCGGCGTGGATACGGTGCCATCGGGTGTATTGCCGGTGGCATCACGCTTGGCATAGCCACGGACTTCGTTGGACATGTCGCCGTTGTCATCACGTTTCTTGAGCTTGACGGTGATGACAAGCGGGATGTTGTGCAGTTCAACGCTGTCGTTGGGCTGCATCACACCCACAGCACGGCAGATGGACGAGAGTTCCTGCCGAGCAATATGCACCGCTGTGGGATTGGGATTCTTGAGATTCAGACGTGCCCAGACATAGCGACCTTTGTACGGGCCATCAAGAATCTGAAAGGTCAGTTGCAGGTATTCGCCGCTGCCATTCTTGGTGGGCTTGGATTCGGACTCGGTGATCACCGCCAGGTACTTGCCTGCGGGGATCGGCTCAAAGTCCTGGGACGGTTCGACCTGAGATGCGTTAAAACCATTGAGGTTGGCCATGGATCAATCTCCTTGTTCAATAGGTAAGTGTCAGTTGGAAGCAGAAATGTCGGATTCGGTGGTTGATGTGTTGGTTGAAGAGTCATTTTGCGGGTGGGCCTGCTGGGCGTAATAGGCGTAGGCATCCCATTCCAGCGGCAGCTCGTAAGGCATATTCAGACGGTTCTTGGCCACATGGGTCGGGCCTTCACAGGTGCGCATCACTCGCTGAGGCGCGGTCATGCTCTTGATCTTCTTGGGATCGGTGGTCACGGTGTACGTGGCAAAGAACACTTCATCACACCATTCCATGACCACGGACGCAGCCAGCTTGTGCAGACGAGGCGAGAAACGGTCGAAGGCCGAATCCTCCGGCGTCTGGAATTTTTCGATGCGGGTGTGAGCGATCAGGACCACCGTCATCCCACGCAGGCGACGCAGTTCATCCAAGGCATCAAGGAACTTTCGCCAGAAGTTCAGGGCATAGGTGTATCCCTTCTGGAAGCCGATCTTTTCGATGTTCGAGACGTTTTCGCTGGTGCAGACTTCCTGCCAGATCAGGCGTTCGAGCCAGTCCAGTGAATCGATGACGACCGTCTGAAAATCATGGGCATCGTTACGCAGATCGGTTAATGCCTGCATGACCTGACCAAACGAACGGGCCAGCGGGAACTTGGCGCAGTCGATCTCGCCCAGGCCATCTTCAGTCTGGATGAAGATCGGGCTGCGAGCGGTGGCACCGAATGTGCTTTTGCCGACACCTTGCACGCCATGGATCATGCAGCGACGCGGGGAAGCTTGTTTGCCAATGTGAATTTGCGATAGAAGACTCATGTCAGAGATTCCTTTCGGGGCTGAATTGCAGAGAGAGAATGAGCGGAATTTGAGGGATTACAGCCAGTCGAAGGTGCGGAGTTCTTCGAAGCCGGTTGGCCAGACATTGGATTGGCGGCATTGACGCAGACGTTTGATCGCGTCTTCGTTTTCACGTTGGGCGATGGCAAGAACATCCTCACCCATTCGCCACACGCCACAGCGACACGGTTCGGACTTTTCGATGGCAATCAGATGCACCGGCAGATCGCGGGGATCGATCATGGCTGCGGCAGCAGCGACACTGCGATAGAACGCCAATTGATGGACATAACCAAACCGACGGGCATCCGCTTCGAAATAGTTCAAGTCGCCAGTCGTTTTCAGATCAACGATGCCAGCACCGAGCATGTGTGAAAGCCAGTCGATGCGGATCTGGCAATCAACATTTTGCCAACGCGTGCGAATCACAGATTCGGCGGTTCCCAAT